AATTGATAGCGCAGTCATCGAGGCAGCTAGTCCAACGGTGGCACCGCCGGCGCCAGTGGCGGCAGTGGCTTCTGCTGTTTCTGCAGCGGCGGCACCAAAGAAGGCGGCTATTGAGCCAGTCTTCGCAAGGTTCACTAATGCAGTCTTTGCTGCCAGAATCCCTTGCCAGAACGCCATGATTTTGATGCGGTAGTGGGCTATAGCCATAACCCCCAGCAGAGCAATCAATGTAGGGACCAGAAAGCCGCCCATCATATCGTTCAACTGTAAGAAGCCGTCAAGCATCCAGTGGATAGCACTAACAATCGGAGCAACTGCTACAGCAAACTGCTCCATGATGCGAGTGAGTTTTTCTTTCATGCTGGCTGCAGCAGCGGCACGTTCTTCTAGCTTCTTCTGTGCCTCAGCGTTGTTCTCAATTTTCGCTTGTGCTTTGTCGTATTCTGAGAGGCTTTGTCCGAAAAGTTTACTAGCCTCTGTCATGTCTTGAATGCCTGCTGCGTTTGCAACGGCGATTTTCTCAAACTTGTTCATCGAATCCCAACTCTTGCCGGAAAGCTGAATAGACTGAATCAGTAGGCGTACTCTCTCCTCTTCAGAGGCGTTCAGGAGTTCCATTGAGTCGAGCACACCGCCGCCGAGAATAGCATTAAGCTTTCCGGCTGATTGCGCTGCGCCCTCAAATGTGTCAAACTGAGTAGTGATACCAAGAAGCGTCTGCATCTCGATACCAGTAGCCTTGGCTGCTGCTGCGACTTCCTTGAACACTTGGGTTGCTTCATCGCCGTATGCGGTGAAGACATCTGCGTTCGCTGCAAAGTCTTTAGAGATCTTGCCAGCACTCACACCCAAATCAGCAGCCATGGCAGCGAAATCTTTCTGTACTGCAATAGCCTGTTGTGCGCTCATGCCAAGAGACTTATTAAGGATCTCGAAGTTTGCCGCCGTAGTCGCCGAGTCAATACCCAGCCCTTTTAGTTGCGCCGTTGCTTCAACTAGCTGTCCTTGCGCCTCTTCTGTCATCTCAGTGAACTGGCTCATGCCGGTATAGAGTTCTTTGACAGCTTCGCCGGCATCTTCCATGCTGACATTCCATTCAGCGTTGTGCTGCATGGTGTCCATAATCATGTCGTTGTATTCGCCAGTACCATTAGTAAGCTTGTTGACCGACGAGAACTGAGCGTCTGCGGAAATCACCATAGCCGCAGTTGCCTCTTGAACCTTCATCAAAGATGAGCCTAACATGTTGGCGACACTAAACTGCTCAGCAAGAGCGCTCGCTACCGCTTCCATGGACTCTTCAATGCCACCGTCTAAGAATGCACCGAAGAGCCCTGACCGCCAGTCAGCGGATACGCCAGTGAGCGTCTTTGCATACGACTGTGCGAGTCCAGCAGCCTTGGCTTGCGCCTTGATCATCTTCTGCATGGCTGTGAGTTCGTCTAGACGAGCTTGGAGCGCTGCTTTAATCGCCGGATCTGTCGCAGCCTTAATCTTCGCTTCAAGAATCGACTGTTCTTTTTCATTTTCAAGTTCTTTGAGGCGCAGATTAGCCTTGGTCAACTGACCTTGCTTCTTAGCTTGATCTAAGTTCTTCTTGATCGTTTGCGAATACTTGTCAAGCTGTTCCCATTGGGCGTTTGCAGCCGCCATGTCCGCAACAAACTGCGGACCCATCTCCAACAATGAATCCTTGATGTCAGCGGCGTCCACCTTCATGCGAGATAGCATGTCGGCGGCTTGTTTTAGTATTTTTGGATCTGGGGTATCAGCCATTCGCTAGCGATCTCCTTGGGGGATTCTCGGCTTACTTAAATGGCCAATCGATGCCCGTACTGCGCTCAAACTTTTTCACTGCGCCACGGAGCGCGTACTTGCTACGATACGTGCGCGGATCATCCAAGCCGTATTTCGCATAATCTTTGTAATATCTTTTTTCACCTGCTAGGGTGCGAGCAAAATCTTTTACTTGTCTCTTATTGCCTCGCACAATCAAGGGCACTTTTGCGCCACCGAACATGCGTTGCATGATCATTTTGATGCCGCCACCAAACATCGACAAAAAACTTTCGTTCATTTCGCCATTCTCGGCTGCGCCCAAGTCAATAATAATAGGAGCCAAGTCGCCGCTGTCTTCCATGGATAGTCCTCCAGATGATTCTAATAGTATCATCAGTAAATAGTTAAGTAAAAAAGAAAAAGGACCGGGTTTTAATTCCGGTCCTTTAAAAAAGCAGCCCAGTTATCTGCTGGGCTTGCTTACACTTGGCATGCTTGGTCTGCTCATAGACGGCATACTGGATGATCCCTTGGTTTGGGATTTTTTCATCTGTTCTGCTTCATCTTTAAACTGCTTCTGCAATCGCTCCATGAACCAGCGGCGTAGTTTTACTGGGAGGTTATATGCCTCGATGAAACTCCAGCCTCCGTGATATTTGAGCAAGAAAAATTGTTCATATACCTGTGCTATGTACTCATGACTTAGGCCAAAAAAAGTCCGCAGTGAACGGCACCTCCATGTCCTGTTCATATCCACAAGCCTCGCATGCGAAGTGTTGTCTCAAATCATAATTCGGCATTAGTGCAGCATAAGCGCTTCTCAAAAATCGAGAATCCGATGCTGGCATTGCATTCACAAATCCATAAATGTGCTGCATTAGGGTACTTCCATTGACTGCTGTAATGTACGTTCTCATTTGATCCGTCATTTGAGTGTCATGTCCTAAAAGTTCTTTTCTGGTGTTCTTGGCGCTCTTTTGCGCTTTCTGCATGCTCTTAGCCATTTGTGCCTCGTCGTGCCCGTTTAGCATACGGACTGTGACCACCACCTCAGACTTAGGCAAGGTGATATTAAATGTAAGATCCTCGTTTTTTGACACTAGGTTCTTATGCTCCTCGGAATCGAAGTATTCTGTATCAAATCCAGTTGCTACACCGTTCTCCAAAGTAAATTCATACTCTTGAGTGGTGGAACACGCTGGGCACTGAGTCTTGGTCTTGTACTCTGAGCCATAACCAGAGATTCGTGCTGCCACAAGGATAGCGTTCTTGTCTCCTGTTAGTAAGCCCTCTACTTTGACGCGCTTATCAACAATAATGTTCTGCAAGAACCGGTTGATTGCTACGCCCTTCTTAAGCAAAGCCCTAGACGTAAGAATATCCTCGTCCTTTGCGGTCATGTACTTAATCTCCAAGGTGTCAACGCCGCAAAGCGGATGATCCTCGGCATAGTACGCGCCGGCGGATGGAAGTTCTACGAACTCGGTTGGGACTACAAAGTTTAGTTGTCCCGCTGGTGTTGGGGTGGGCTGCGCAGCAGCCTCTTGAACGGCTGCAGTCGCATCGGGATGTTCCCGGGCGGCTGTCCGTTCGTCGTTGTTACGACCTGACATTAATCCTCCAATATGGTTTTAGTATATAATACTTAGTCAGTTTATTAAAATGTTTTTTTAAAAATGATCAGCTTGGTCCCGGGAAGACACTGCGTCCGGATGATCTCCAGCCTGCGCCGGCACCTGCGCCGTCGCCGCCGTTGTCGCCACCAAGTTCTGCCCAATCGTAGCGAACCTTAACGGTGATTTCTGCGATGTCATCAGACTCATAATCAAGATCGCCAAAGGAAACTTCTTTGATCCATGCGTTCTTAAGATACCATGATTCGATAGTAGTAACCCCTTCGCCGTCAGAAGACTCGCCAGAGATCATCTCAATGGTAAGACCGCCCAAAGCGGCAACTGCAGACTCTTTCGTGATAGTCTGTGCCGCATGCGCCTCGGTATCGGGAAGCTTGTAGCCTGCCATGTCGATGATCTTCAAAATGTTCTTTGCCGCATCCGGGTTAACAGGATCGACAAGAGTAAACTCTACTTCGTTGTATTCCATTCGTCCCGGGTAATAGAAAGAATGGTTAATATAACTATGCTTTACCTCTGAAACTGTAAAGGTGGGCTTAGTCACCTTCTTGATAATCCAAGCTGGGATGGTTACATCCGAATGGGGACCGCTATCGTCTGGGCTGATGCTCAGTATCCACCTAAATTTTCTCTTGGGTTCAGTTGTAGTGCTGCTCCAAAAATCTGACATTTGTTAAATCCTCCGAATGATTCTTCGTGAACCTCTTGTGGGTTCTATTTTCTTCTATAATAAGTAGTGAAACGATTGGGAAAACCCCGACCGTTTTCTGGTTTAGTCATCAAATGCTGCGCCGGAATCCGTGATAACGAAGTCGATGGCGATGAACTCGATTGCCTTCGCAGGCTTCAAGTAGATCTTAGCATACATGATATTTCTATCAATAAGATCTGGAGTGGTTGTGTTTTCATCCAAGATGATCTTGAAGTCCATGAGTCCGAGTCGCGACTTGACGCTTCCCAAGAAAGGAGAGACCTTAGAGGTGAACTTCTTCCATGTGGACTTAACGTTCTGGTCGAAGAGCAACGTTGCCGCCATTCTTGAGACCTCGCGCTTGACGAAAATCATCAAGCGACGTACGTTAATACGGTCAAGTGCTGACTGGGTAACCTGAAGCGTCTTCTGACCGAAGATTACGATGCCCTCTGCAGGGA